TTGGTTTGACCCAGAGTCACCCGAAACTGTAAATGCCGTAGCAACGTTTGCAACAATGTTACTAACATTAGATACCTGTTGATCAACATAAAGTTTTGTTGTAGCATGAGCGTTTGCCGTTGGCGTTGGAACAACAACAGTTCCAGAAAAGGTTTTATCTCCAGTTAGCGTTTGAGAAGTGGTAAGTGATACAAATGCACCAATACCGCCGATAGCTGGAATGTTATTTGCATTACCATTGCCATCATCACCAAAACCGTAGTAAAGGGTATTGTCGGCTTCGTTAAATGCTAATTCTGCGTTCTTTAAGGAGCTTGGTGCACCTGGTAAACCGCTAGCGACTCTTCTTTTAATTCTTAAAATATTAGACATTTAAAAATTTCCTCCATCAACAAGATCTGATTCTGCATAATTGACCCATTGAGATCCGTTGTAACGTAAAATTTGTCCACTAGCAGCTGTATTTATAGTAACATCGGTCAAACCATTTAAAACTGATTGAGCGGAAATATTTGTTTCAGCTGCAATTATTCTGTCTTTAACAGTTAGGTGTGAACCTGCTGGATTCAACCCTATAACGGTCTGTAAGGCTTCTACAGCGTCGTTAATGTCTGTATGCTGTTTGTGGTGGGGAACAGATACGGAATCAAGCCTGTCGGTTGAGCTTGGATTAACAAAGTTATCTAAAGAAGCTGGGTATTGAGTGGCCATGTTTTTCCTATAATGATAATATTTTACTAACTGTGTTACTCCACACAATAGTAATTGAAGAACTAGAATTACTACCTTCGTATGGTAGACCTGTTGAAGAATCTATGTAAAAAAACAATCTCGAATTAGCATCTGTGCTACCTACTTGATAACAGATAATTGCGTCAAAGTAGGAGCCATCGTGGAGAACTATTAAATCACTTGCGTCTAACACACCATTACTGACTGTTATCCCGCTGATATTTCCAGTTCTTTTTTTTATAGCTAATGCTGGAATGTTTGAAACAAATTCATCATTTACTGCATTGATTGAA